TCAGGACTCCATCCACGCGCCGTGGAGCAGCCGACGTTCACCCCGTCATAGAACGTACAAGTTGTCATGTCGGAACCAGTACGAGCAACAACAGTCGTTGTGTCAACAAGGGTATTGGTCACCGTCGTAGCAGTCGTAGTTTCTGTCGTAGTTTGGGTCGTAGTTTCAGTCGTAGTTTCAGTCGTAGTTACCGTTGTCTCCCAAGTGTGCCAGTGCCCGTCATTGGCATCACGACTCAACACGGCGGTCATATCCGTAGAGACTTCTGTACCAGTGACATTCGCAGCCGTTACCTCAGTGCCGGTGACGTTCGTAGCCGTCACGGCTGAACTGGTAGCCGTTCCGGTCTGAGCCGTGGAAACACTGGTTGACAGGATTTCCGATATGGGAACGTCCTCGTATGTGTAGGAAACCGTCGGGTAGTAGACAGTCTCTACGACGACCACAGGGATGATCGCTTCCTGCACCTCTTCGGGCAGATACTCGGCAGCAACGTCGGCGCTGACTACCCCTATTTCTACCTCTTGGGCGAAGTCAGCCCATGTTGCATACCCACTCGGCAGTTCGTCGCCCCAGTCGTCGTAGTAGCCGGGGTCATTTGCTTGATCGTAATCGTCCCAAGTTTCATACCCTCCGGGGGCATCAGCACAGGCAGAGGTGCCTCGGCAGCCCCCATAGGGGTCGTCCCAACCGGGGTCATCATCCCCCTCGTTCGGATCGAAACCCGGATCCTCGCACCAGCCATCATCACAAACGTCAGGCTCGTCAGGCTCCCAATCTGGATCCCAGTCTGGATCTTCTACCTCCCAGTCTGGATCTTCTACCTCCCAGTCTGGGTCTTCTTCGATCTCCTCGTCCCAAGGCTCCTCTTCGTCCACTGGCTCTTCGTCTACTGGTTCCTCGTCTACTGGTTCCTCTTCATCCACTTGCTCCTCATCCACTTCTTCTTCTTCAGGAATAGAGCCGTCGGATTCTGTGTCTTCGTCAAATTCTTCCCATTCTTCCTCTTCCCATCCGGGGTTGTCGTCATCAGGGTCTACATCTTCCCACAACTCTGGCTCTTCTAAGTCATCAACATCTTCACCCGTGAATTCATTCCAGTCGTCCCACTCCTCCTCGGTCCACTCCTCGGTCATGTCCTCCCAGTCCTCCTCCCACTGGGCTTCCATTTCCTCGTCGTATTCCTGCCAGTCCTCCTCCGTCCACTCCCATGTCTCGCTAGGTGACGGTCCCCAGTCCTCGGGCCACTCGTCCAGACCCTCTTCTGCAAGGATCATGACCTCTTCATCCGCGGCCCATTCTTGGTCGTAAGCGTCCCAATCGTCTTCAGTCCACTCAGCCGATTCCGTGGGTGATGGACCCCACTCCTCAGGCCATTCCTCTACGCCTAATTCCTCCAGCAGTTCTTCTTCCCACGCCTCTGGATCCTCTATCTCCTCTTCCCAGATGGCGTCCATTTCCTCGTCGTAGGCGTCCCAGTCTTCTTCTTCCCAGTCAACGGTTTCGGTAGGCGACGGACCCATGAGGTCTTCGTTCCACTCCTCCAAACCCATCTCTTCCAGAATCCACGCCTCTTCCAAATCGGCGTCATACTCCTGAAAGGCGAAATCCTCTTCGTAATATTCTTCTTCGTATTCCTCCCAGAACTCCTCCTCATCAAACTCTTCATGTTCTTCAAAGAATTCGATGCGCTCCTCTTCGACCTCCTCCATGAACGATTCAACTTCTTCAAACAGTTCTTCGACATCGACAGCCTCACCAAAGAGATCGTCCATCAACTCCTGTTCTTCTTCAAAATATTCGTCGTCGTATTCGACTTCATCCCACTGCTCGTCTTCCCAATACTCTTCATCCACACTGAGAAGAATCTCAACGAAATCAATCTCATCTTCTTCAAATATTTCAGGGGCTTCCCACTCTTCAACTGATTCAATCTCTTCGACGTAGGACGCGCCCAACACTTCTTCGATGCGATCCTCAGCAACCGCTTGGAAATATTCAGCATCCGAAGCGACCCACGCTTCAACTTCAACTTCTTCTGTGGAGATCTCCCCTACATCTGCATCGAACGTCAGTTCGATAACAACGGGAACGATTACCGGTTCTGGTGCAGGGGGCAGGGTCACTGCCGGAACATCCGGTCGATCCGGAATGGTGACAGTCGGTTCATCGAACACCTGTTCGACAACCCGGTAGGCGGTCATGTCAACCTCTACCTCGGCCAGCACCTCGCCCGCTTCATCCTGAATAGCAATATCCAGCGTGTCTCTGACTGGCTCCGACTCAGGAATTATGACACCCGGCTGCTCAGGTTCAGGCTCCGGTTCTGGGGCAAAAGCCACCTCAATTTGCTGACCGGCTTCCAGTTCGATCTCAACCTCAAGGGCATCAACAGCAATCGCGACAGTCGCTTCCTCTATCTCTGCAATTTCGATTGCTTCTTCAGAGAAGGCCAACAACGACTCAACCTCTTCAGATTCTTCCTCAGCCTCTTCCTCAGCCTCTTCCCACCGTTCCGGTTCTTCCTCCTCCACGATGACCGCTTCAATCTGAACAGATTTCTCCTCGCTCAGAACCAGTAGAGAAAACTTCTGTTCAGTTTCTTCTTCTATCTGTTCCTCTATTGCTTCTTCGATTCTGTCCCTCGTAGAAGTCGGCTCTTCTGCTTCAGGAGTTGGAACGTCAATCTCTTCAACATCTGCGGAGAACGACTCCACCCCCGGTGGAAGAAACACCAAAACTGGATCAGCGGTGCTTGGTCCTGAAATCAGATAACGATAGGTAGCGCCTTCAATCTCATTGACAAACGCACCATCGTAATAACCCAGCCTGTCACCTGATTCAGTTTCAATCTTGAGAGCCATCTGCTTGTCACCAGAAGCGGCAACGGTAAGCATCGTCCCCGACTCTTCTCCCTCTTCCTGAGGGCAGAAACTGCAAGTAAATGGACCGGACCGGGAACGCATCGGAGTGAGTTCCATAGTCCCTGTCCCACCAAACCAAGCCTCCGATTGTTCCGTGGGATTGGTCGCAGCAAGGGCATACATCCACTGACCGTCATTGGATACGTCGATCCAACGTTCCTCGTTGGGCCAGTTGGAATCGTAGATATAGATGCGATAGCCACCGGCCATCTCTTCTACCCGGTAAGGGGTGACGGCGTGTCCGCCCTGTTCGCTGTAAATACCGATTGTGAAACCGGTGTGTGGGTTTCCTTTTTCTGCTTCTGAGAAATCGTAAAGAAGAACCTCTGCCAATTCTGTGGGAGACTTCTCTAGATAAGAGGAGGCTTCCTGCTGTACCTCCATAGCGAACTGGGTTACATACCAGTAGGCGATTTCAGAAAGCAGTGCCGGATCCTGCTTAATGAGTTCCGCAACAGTTTGCGTGTTTTGGAAGGTCGCAAGGGTTTCTATGTCACCTGCGAGGCGGAGGCTCAACACGGCCAAGCCTTCGCACAGCCCTCCACGCATTGACTTGTTCGCCTGCGACATCAACTGCAAGATCACCGGATACGGCGTACATTGACCATCGGTTACATCTGAACAGACTTGGTTGTCGCCATACAGGCGACGCGCCATGTTTACTGTCAGATCTGCGGGTGCCTCACCACCACCAAAGTTCTCAAATGAGAAAGTGTCCTCATTGGTTGTGTAATCCGGAATGGAGTGATCCGCTAGAGGAACTTCTTCAAGGACAGTTGAAGCAATGGTGGTAGTGGTAGGAACAGTACCGATTGCATTAGTAGTTGTCGTGACAACACTAGTAGTTGTGGTAGGGGGAAAGAGAGTCGTTGTGGGAGTGTCAGGGTCACTACTGCCGCCACCACAGCCCGAAAGAACTAACGCACCTGCCAATAAGACAGCAACGAATTTCTTCACGGCGTTACTGCCGTTTACGTTTGTTCTGGTACCAGAAGAGAAGACCGATGAATAGGACCAGACAGGCTCCTACAATAATTGCAGTTGTAGAGCCGCCCGGTGCCCCACTCATATCTAGAGAAAAGTTTTTAGTCCCTCCACCAAGAAGATCATTCTCGGCCTTCAATTCCGCTACTGCTTCTTCCAGCAACCCCACCTTGTAATCTAGGGCTGCTTCTTCTCCAGATGATTGCCATAGAAATCCAAAAGCACCCGAAAAAGCGGCAGGCAGCCCAAGAACATAAGCAATATTGTCTTTGATCTTGTCGATCAAGCCAACGTTGCCTGAGTTCCCGACTGCCTGCCCAGTAGTTCCCGTCTCTTCTAAGGCTTGCGAGATTAGATCCGCAGCGCCCTCAAGACGTTTCTGTAGACTATCACCCATAACAACAACCCCTTGTGAGCCTAGTTGCTATGTATCATAGCCTCCCATTCCATACAGAAAATCATAGAATGAAATGTCTTTTCGATAATGTTTAGGACATCATCGACGGTGAACGATCACCGAACTTGCTTGCGGCCCAGCCCTTGATAACTGCAACACCTGCTGACACACCGGCCATCAGGATCATCTTCCAATTATCAACGCCCAAATCCATAACGCTGTTGGTACCCATGGCACCAATAGCGGCCTGAATAAAAGTCGCAATTGTACGTTCAGCCAAATCTTTGTACTCGGCCATATCTAACCTCATTTGTTCGACAATAATGTCAGCCGTTGAAGGCTTTCATAGTTTACTCTACAATATTATGCTGAAACCAGCATCTTATACTGTTTTGCTACGAACTATTCAGGTGGCGTAGGCCACGCCGGAAGCGTTGAAACCCTGTCCGATTGTGCCGGATAATCCCGAAGAGCCTGACGACCTGTTACACAGGATGAGAGAGGGTGTAGGCGCCCTATACGAGCGTCACTCAGGCGGTGGAGGACCGGAAATGTATCCGCTAGCCAGCACTTCAGCATCAGCCCAAACCGCTTGGCAGAAAGCAAGTGCTTCCGCTTCGGTAACTTCCGTTACATCCCAAGTTTCCAACCCAGTCAGATCGACACTCTCAGCGAGATAGCCGATGCGGTACCCGTCACCATCGACAGCCCAACCGGCTTCAGCGTGACCACCGCTGTCTGCGATGTGGCCTTCGGGGCCAGTCCCATGGGCTCCGCCGGACAGGCGCCATTTCAAGTAAATCATCCGCCCAACTCCTTAGCCACTTCGGCCATCAACTGCTTCTCGCGAGCCTCAATCAGATCGTCCAACTTCCCGATCTGGCGCATCGAATCCAACTGCGCCCACTGCACGCTCCCCGACATCATCTGAAGATTCGTTTGCCGTGTGAGTCGCTTCTCCCAATACTCAGGTTGGGCGTGCTCTATTTCGTCGCGGGTGTAATGCTGGCAGTCATTGAAGATGTCCTCCAGCACCGCCATTTCGCGTTGCGCGCCTTTCATAACAATCAGGGTTTGTTCCAAGCCGACCTGCTTTTCTTCGGCTTCGATTGCGTCTAGTTCGTCGCCTGTCTCTAACAGGCGGGCTATCTCTATTTTGGCTTTTCGTACACCCAGTTCAGCCATCCGTAGTTTGTAGCCTGTGTCTTGAAGTTCCATCATCAACTGGTAGAACTGCATTTCGGGTGTGTCGTGTTGGCCGAGCACAAAGTGGATGATTTGGTATCGGGAGCGGGGTTGCTGTATTTCTGCGATTGCATCGTGAATGTTCATTCGATGTTTCCGTTAGCCATAGCAGCAGGGTATTCTCTGCCCACCGACAAACCTGTTGATAACGTGGAACGGGAGTCATTGCTGAAAGCGAACTTGTCAACTGTGGTGGTGGAGTTCCCGTCACCTCCAAAATACCCAGCGGTTCCCGAATCGGCCATTCCAGCAAGAGCGTAACGCGACGAAGAAAGACCCGTACTCAACGTGGAACGGGAGTCATTGCTGAAAGCGAACTTGTCGACTGTGGAAGTAACAAAACCTCCGCCGAAGTACCCCGCTGTGCCAGAGTTTGCCATTGCAGCGAGTCGTTGGCGAACCGATGACAAACCCGTACTCAATGTCGTGCGGGAATCGTCAGAGAACGCAAACTTGTCAACTGTGGCTTTATCTCCGCTTCCTTCGCGGCCGCCACCAAAATATCCTGCCGTGCCAGAGTTTGCCATTGCAGCGAGGTAGGCGCGGGGAGCCGACAACCCCGCTGACAACACAGAACGGGAATCGTTAGGAAAAGCGAACTTGTCTACGACATCCTTGTACTGACCGCCCGCCAAACCTCCGCCGAAATAGCCAGCACCAGCAGCACCACCGCCAGAACCTGAAATGACCCCCAATAACGCCAGAGTAATAGCCATTTACGCCAACGCCCCGATCAGCGACCAAGTATCAGTCGCCGTCTTGATGAGCGTCGCTGCTGCGTACTGGCCGTCGATCTCCTTGTTGGAGTCCTTCGACTGGATCGTCACACCGGACCCTTGCGCCAGCGTGCAGTTAGCCGAGCCGATGTTCTGAACGATGATCTGCGTGCCGACATCGTAGGCCACCGACGAGTTGGGCGGCACGGTAAACGTCTGCGCCGAACCGTTCGATGAGGTCACCAGTTTCCCAGCGTCAGCCGCAACAAACGTGTAAGTCGTTCCAGTCTGGGCGTTGATCGCAAGTGGGGCGACCAGTCCACCGGACACGGTGAGGCTGTCGGTGATGGTGACGTTGCCGTCGGGCACATCAAGGGCGGTCTGGCCGTCGGTCCCGGTGATGGTCAACTTCTCGGCGCTGGAGTCCCAGACCATTGAGTCCCCGGCGGTATCACTGTAGAAAGTCACATCCTCTCCAGCGCCATCAGACCCAACGGTGAGAGTGCCGTCTGCGATGACCACGTTGCCGTCAGTGATGTCCAAGACGGTGGCTCCGTTGGTCCCTTCAAGGATCAACTTCTCTTCACTGGCATCCCACATGGCGTAGTCGCCTGCCGTACCAGAATTGAACCGGACATCAGCACCAGTACCATCAGCACCATGCGTCATTGTGCCGGTGATCGTCACCCCACCAGCCGTAGTAACGGACCCTGATGGCAGCGACGAGTAGGACAGGCTCGTCCAAGCGGTAGACCCGTCACCAATCTTGTATTTGTCGGTATCGGTTTCCACCGCGAACTCGCCAGCAGCGAGAGTTGGGTCAGCCGAGGTCCACGCTGCGGCAGTACCTCGCCTTATTTGAATCTGTACGGCCATGATTACTCCTAGTCAGTAGCGGCGTACGCCGTGTCGTAGGCGGTCTGGGCTTCTTCGGCAGTACCGCCGCCGTCAAGAGACGACTGCCGAGCGGCATCTCCTGCCGTCTTTTTGCGTGTGACCTTCGCTGTTGGTGGGTCTTCCGGCCACACAACCTCAGACACACGCGAATACGTCGCAGGTAGATCCCGCAACGACTGGCGGTACGCAGCCCATTCCTCAGCGGTGTGGTCGCCCAACGCGGCGTCACCCAACTGCGTCCAGTCTGTGGCTCCTAGTCGGGCGTTGCGGTCAGCCCGAACCATGCTGAGGTCTAGGTCGGCAGCCTCAGCCTGAGCGTCCAAAGCCGCTTCTTCTTCTGCTGTCAGGTCGTAGTAGACCCCGTTGACAACCTTCTGTCTTGGCATTTTTATGCTCCTGTTACTCCGTAGAGGGTGAACGTCGAATATTGCATCCAGTCACCTGTACCAGCCGTTATCCGAATGCGCTCAATGTTATCTGTCGATGACCACAGTCCAGCAATCAAACCGAGCGACCATGTGTAGCCAGTAGTCGAAGCATTTTCAGCCGACGTTTGAGCAAACGCCTGCTTGAAGTTCGCCGTGTTCGCATAGTTCGGAATCCAAATCTTGTATGTACCAAACGTGTCGGCGGTGTCATTGTCATCAGAGATGTAATACAACGGGATCTGAACAGCACCAGTATCCCTTGAAGATGTCGGCGTAGCAGTTCTCGCCAACAGATTCGTTGCCGAATAGTTGGTGCCTGTGTCCAACGACCCGTCCCCGAACTGCATTTTTCCGTAACGTCCCGCACCTGCGCTGCTATCCCGACCTGAAACCAGAATCATCAAATGGTCATAGGTAGACGGGATGCCCGTTTCCTCCCAATACGCTGCCCCACCAGAACCGATCTCAGTGTGATCTATAACAGTGAAAGCAGCCATCAGGAAGACTTCAATCCGTAGAGGGTGAACTCAGAACCACGCAGAAAGTTGTTCCCGTACCTGTTGTTGATGAGGATCGTGTCAACCGCTGCGGTGTCGTCCCACAACCCTGAAGCAAATTGCACATAGTCGGCGTTTGATTCCGTGCCGCCATCCCAGTTGAGAACCATCGCAGTCGTGTTCTTGTTCGTGTTTACATAGTCCAGAATGTCCACGATGGTCGGACCTGTCCACGCCCGATCTGGCGCACCCGGCGCTTGCCCTGCGTAGATACCCGCACTTGACGCTGTGCCCGACCATGCGGCAGCCGTTGAATCATGCCCGTACATCACATGCTGCGAGTAGTTAGCCCCCGTATCGGCTGATCCGTCGCCTAGATACAACCGCTGGTAGGTGTTGTTCGTCGCAGCGAGGGCCAGCGTGTAGCGCAGTTGGAGATGTTCGTAGGTTTGCGGGATGGACGAGAACGTCACCGACGCAACATCAGCCTCTAGGTACTGGGTCTGGATTGCTTCGATGGTTGCCAACTAACCCACCCCCTCTAACACGGGCAAATATTCTGCAACGCCGTGATCTTCTGCCGCCGATACATAGGCAGCATGGGCATCTTCCTCGTTGTCGTAGGAACCCAGACTTATGTTCTTGCCGCCGATCTTGATATGAGCCTTCCAGCGCAGGCCCTTGCCGTAGCGTCGATAATATGGGCTTTCGGATACACCGCAATAACGTGACGAACCGCCCCTGACATAGTTCCGAGAGTTCTGAGAATAGGTAGCGAGGCGCAAGTTTGCTAACCTGTTGTCTTTCTTGTCACAGTTTATGTGATCAATCTCCATATATTCAGGAATCGGACCGTTGATCAACTCCCACAGGTAGCGGTGCAGCATCACGTTCTCATGGCCGAAACTTGCTACGACATAGCCAACGCCAGCATCTGTCCATGTACGGAGTTTCACCAGATCAAAATGTTCTGCGTCACAGATGGCCTCAGTGCCATCTTGCAGGGGACAAATGGCGACACCCTCTCTAAGAAAAGGGGGACGCTTTACAGAAGTGCGAGCCATCAGGCCACCATCCTTGGGAGAATCCCGAACAGGGAGAACATGGAACCCGACGCAATATTCGTGCCGTGTGCGGAAGTGAAATCGAACTCTGTGATCGGAGCCTGCGACTTCCAAGTATTACCCTGCAGGTGAATCCAACCGTCGCTGGTGTTTCCAAGTGCCGACCACCCGTCCGAAGCGCTGGTCAGCACGTTTGACTTGTATTTCCCACTGTTCACATCAAAGCAATGGATAACACCAGCGCCGAAAACATTGGTAGGCGAACTTGCTGCGGGACAGTCCAGTTCTCCGAACTTGTAACCGTGGGAGGAACTTGCGTTCGCCGCAGCGGACCCTGCGTAACCGTAGAACCGTTGCATGGAATAGTTACCGTTGGTCGTGTCGTTGTTGACCGCCAACCGGATGGCGTCGCTCGTTGACACACGGTCTGTGCGGGCATAAATAACGAGAACCAGATCCATGTATTGGGACCAGTCCCCGACCTGACCGTCATCCGTTGAAGTGAACGTGACCGTGGCCGTGTCCGACCCGAGCGTCGTCGTGCCGAGGCCGACCCATGCCTCACCGTCCGTGAGAACATCGTCAACGATGTATGCGGGATCAGCCATTATGCGACCTCGTATCGGATGATGACAATGCCCGCACCGCCGCCACCGCCCTCAACGTAGGTAGCGGTGCCGCCCTGAGCGCCACCACCGCCCCCAGAGTTCGGTACACCGTCTTGGCCCGCTGCACCGTCGATAGCGTTGCCCCCTCCACCAGAACCACCCGAACCCTGCGTGTCGCCTGTCTGGTATGCGCCGCCACCACCACCGCCCGCATAGGTCGGTGCGGTTGCTGTGATCCCGTAGCCCGTAGACCCAGCGCCACCGTTGCCACCAGTATTGGCTGCTGCGTTTGCTCCTACTGCCCCTGCGCCGCCACCGCCGCCACCTGCCCCGACCGTCGTGTAGGTGCTTGCTGACCCGAGGTGGCCTGTTCCGCCAGTGCTGCCTTCTGCTGGGGATACACCACTGGGGTTGCCTGCGCCTCCGACCCGACCAACTGGGTCACCAGCAGCAGTCGTGTAACCAGAAGAACCACCGCCACCAGAACCGCCAGCGGTGCCAGCATTATTGGAAACCGACCCGTAGCCGCCACCATCTGAGGTGAACCCCAAAGCAGAACTATCCGTGCCAGAATAACCGTTGTAGTGGTTTGCCCCTTGTGCGCCGCCGAGTCCGACGACAATCGGGTAAGTGCCCGCGCTTACACTAACCGCTGTTCCTGTTCGCATACCGCCAGCACCGCCACCACCAGATGCGCCATAATAGGTGCCACCAGCGCTCCCGCCGCCTGCGACAATCAGCCAATCCACATTAGCCTCACCAGACGACACATAAAACTTGCCTGAACCACGGAACGTATGAACCCTATAGGTAGTGCCACCATCGGTGTACTGGGTGATGATCCCACCAAACGCCGTCATACCACCACCGCCAGAACCAGCAGCCCCCATTAGGGCCGTCTTGTGGGCGCCAAGAGACATTACGCCATCGCCGCCCCGGCCAAGAAGCCATGCCATACGGGGGATGCGCCACCGTTGAATGTGGTGAAAGTAATAATATCAATACCTGTTGTAGCAGTAGTCGTAAGGGTGGGGGCCGTCCCCCCTGCCCACTTCACACCAGTGAACGTGCCGGTGCGGGAACCTGTGCCATCCTGAGTGAGGAGAAGCGTGAGAGAACTACCAGCCTGAAGGGTTGAACCGCTAGGCATGGTGAACGTACAGTTGCCGTTCATTGTCCATGTCTGGACGTTGCCATTCGTTAGAGCCAGCGTCTGGGATGTCCCACTGTTACCCCCGGCATACACTGTTTCGGCGTAGTCCTTCATCACCGGGGCGCTGATGATCTGATCTGCGCCGACAATCGCCCCCGAAAGAGTGCCACCAGCCAAAGGCAGGTAATCACCGACCTCAGTCATCACGAACGCTGTCGTAGCCAACTGCGTTGTATTCGTGTTAGCGGCAGCCGTAGGACCGGCGGGTACCCCTGTAAACGTCGGACTGGCTATCGTGGCCGTACCAGCGGGCAGGGATGAGTAACCGAGCGAAGTCCACGCTGTCGACCCGTCACCGATCTTGTACTTGTCCGTGTCCGTCTCAATAGCGAACTCGCCCTCAGCCAACGTCGGGTTGTTTGAGGTCCAGTTGCTGGCGGTATCTCGCCTGAGTTGGATTTGTATAGCCATCTATTTACCTCTCCTTGTATTATATACTAGTTGATGTTAGTAATCAAACTAAAATCCCCGGATAAAACAATCAGCCCTGCGAATCCGATCCATTCCATTAG